GTTTGAAATTTTTATTTTTCTGAATTTCCTGTTTTGGCGCTTCTTCTTTCTTGGTTTTTTCGCCTCCGGTAGCTTCAATTAAAAGAGAATGGGCATTTTCGATACATTGGTCACAGATGTTGCCTTTGATGCCGGTGAAGAGAATGCTTACCTCGCTTTCGGCGCGGTCGCAAAAAGAGCATCGTTTTTCGGTTTGTTTTGCCATTATTTATTTTTAATCTAAAACTTTAGTGGGCAAAGGTACGGAAAAGGTAAATAGGTTAATCAGTGAACATGATAACACTAAATAGATAAACAGGTTAGTGACGTTGAAGGTTTCCTGCAATCCCTTGCCAGAGGGAGGAAATATCGGAGTACCATAGTAAGAGCGTGTGTGGAAGAAATTGTTTGTCTGAGGTAGTCCGTGATGCATAGATTGTGGTGGGATGATCACGAATTGAGCGCATAAATGAATATCAAAACGTATTTGATGACAAAAGTGCATTCAAATATCTGATAATATAATTGCTATCTAAGGGAGAAAAGACAATATTTTTGACTTTTGGTTTTAGTGGAGCGCTCAAAAACGTAAGGCTAGTCGAAATCAATGACTTAGGTGGTAAAATAGATCTATGATAGATTAATAGGGGCTTATGATACGGAGTGAAAGGGAGTGTGATAAAAACGAGTTTTGCCCAGAAGGAAAATCAGATTCATCTTTGTGTCACAAAACGAAGAAATCATCCTATCATGGCAGAAAAGTACAAGAAAATTGACAGAAAATATATTCTCTCCGACAGCTCGGTAAACGTATATGGATTCAGGCTACTGACGAGCGGGTACCAACTGGATGCGTTTCAGAAAAACCCGATAGGGTATTATATGCACCGGCGCGATGACGGCATAGTACTGAAATGGGAAGACCTCAGAATAGAGCACGACCAGGTGGTAGGGACGCCAGTAATAAACCTGACCAACGGACGTGGAGCGCAGACGTATGATGAGGCGGAAAATGGTTTTCTGAATGCCGCATCCGTGGGCCATATCGTAGTATTAGAATATAGTACCGACAAGGAGATGATGCTGCCGGGCCAAACAGGGCCAACGATAACGAAGTGGTATAACAAGGAGTGTAGCCTGGTGGATATACCGGGAAATGGCAATGCCCTCACCCAACTCTATGACGCCAACGAAAATGCACTGAACCTGCTGGACTTGGGGAAACCTCTACCAATGATGCCAGACGCGAAGGAAACTACATTTAAACGCTTATGCGAAGTGCTGCAATTGACGGACGGCGGAGATGAAAAACTATTGATTGAGGCAGTGCAGGGGCTTGCTGACAAAACAGGAACGCTGGAACTGGAAATAAAACTGCTGGGCAACGATAAATATGCTTTGCGGCAACAGATAGATGAAATCAACGCGATCCGAAACAAGGCGGAGGTATCAGCATTGCTGGACAGGGCACTTGAAGATAAAAAAATAACTATTGAATTAAAGGCCAAGCTGGCTGCGGACTATGCTTCAAACGTGGACGGGCTTAGAGGGTTGCTGGCAGCGATGCCTGCATACAGGTCGATAGCGGAAATGCTCAGGAACAAGCAGGAAGAGAAGACAGAAGCACAATGGGGTTGGGACGACTATGAGAAAAACGACCCTGCGGGCAAAAAACTAAAAGAGCTGAGGGGAAATGACCCGGTACGCTATAAAGAACTATTTGATAAGAAATTCAACCCTTAGATAGACTTCTGATCTATCATTTGACGCTACAAATTTGTTTTAGGACATAGCCGGGGCAGGTGTGGGTTTTTGAGATGGTGTGGTGGTGTTTCTCCCAACCTGTACCCCGGTCTTTTATTTTGCGGAAAAATAATTCAGCGAAATTCCTGGTTTGAAAATTCCCATGCCTTCGCTGCTAAGCACCGGTGCATGTTACGGCAAATATTGTATCCCGAAGATGGGAATTGAATGCAAGAAGTGAAAGTCTTTTAAAATCCAATCTAAATCTTTAATCACAAAATCAACAATTAACCAATGGCAATTCAAAAAGAGATATGGGAAGACCATATTGAAGGAAACCTGTTTAAGAACAATGAGTTCTTACTGGCATCGACAGACGCGGGACAGTATGTGCTCCATGGACTGGTGGTGCATATACCACAGGCTGGGGCAACGCCGAACATAGCAGTGAACAGGAGTTCGCTACCGGCGACTGTAGTGCAACGGACGGACACAGATGTGACCTACACGCTGGATGAGTATACCACAGACCCGATACTCATACCAAACGCTGAACTCTTTGAGCTGAGCTATAACAAGCGAGAAAGTGTGCTATCGGAATATGAGGCATCGTTGCGACAGACTGTAGCCGACAATTTGCTGATAGACTGGAGCCCTACCGGCGGTACGGGGCTTGTGGTGCGGACTTCCGGGAGCGCCACTGCGTCTACGCTGAGCGGGACCACCGGGAACCGGGCGGCCTTTACCGTAAACGACCTGAAGAATGCACAATTGCAGCTCAACAAACAGAATATACCCATGGAGGGACGCTATGCACTTATGAGCGCGGATATGTTCCAGCAATTGACTGATAATATGTCGGCAACACAGTACCGAGATTTCAGTGCCGCATACGATGCGAAAGATGGCGTGCTTGGCCGTTTGTTTGGGTTCAACATTATGATGCGCGGCGGGGTGGTAACCTACACCAATGATACGGCGCCGGTAGTAAATGCCTATGGCGCAACCGCCAATGCCACCGACAATGATGGGATCCTGTGCTGGCAGATAGGCGCGGTGGAACGCGCGCTGGGGCAGATCAAATTTTTCGAACGTATAGGCGACCCGACCTACTACGGTGATGTGTATAGTGTGAGCGTGAGGATGGGCGGAAGGTTACGCCGGGCAGATGCGAAGGGTATGGTGGCAATAGTGCAGTCGGCAGCTTAAAAGTAAACTTTTTCAGAAAGCGCTTTCCGGCCTGACGTCATCAGAGCCACCGGTAGCTCCCGCTCTTCACTTGGGCCGAATGCTACGGATATAAGGTATAACACGAATAGCGCTGAGGAAAAGGAAATGTGGGCAAGCAAAAACGCGAATAATGCTTTCTGAGATCAAGATATGGATACTTATTGGGGTGGCGGGTTTTATGGCCACGGTATTGGGCTTTATTATAAAAGTAGTGACGAACCAGGTGATAAAGCGACTGGATGAAATAGTGCTGGAACTAAAGCAACTAACACAGGCTACAACTATACAAGGACAGGAGATAAAGGGCCTACAGGAGCAGGATGCCATGATCCACCGCCGCCTCAATGAGCATTCCTCCCGATTACATGCTTTAGAATTAAAAACAGATCACAAATAAAAAACCCAACTATGCTTTGTACTAAAATAAGAACCCAAATAAAAGTACTGCTGAGCAAATTTGACAGCTTTATGGATGCGCATATTGACACGGCGCTAAAGGTAATGGTGGCATTGAAGAATGTGCTTAGCTCACCGGTAGCTGATGTGCTGACTGCAATAATACCTGGGGACGTAGACAATGTGATACAGCAGGACCTTATCAATGCGATAAGCAAGGCGATAGAAGTGTTGACGATCGCTGACAATTGCAAACAATACACAAACCTGAATGACCAATTGAACTGTTTCCTGCAACAGATAAAATTGCTGGACCCACAATTTCAGGATACGATACTGTTGAAGCTCGCGAGCCTGGTGGCAGGAACGCTTGATGGAGGAAGGCTTGAGCAGAGCTTATATGACCTATATACCCAAGCGAAATATCTGAGTACCGCGACGAAAGCAAAGAGTTAAATTAATCTTACCCTAGCCCCTATTGCCCTACTCACTAATGAAAAATAGGCGCCCGCGGTGGAAAGCCAAAAAAGCATCATGAAACAGACGAAGCAAAACCTCAGTATTTCTGACAAAGGAGACAGGCTCTACTTTACGAGCGACCATCTTGCATTTTTTGACGAGGAACAAGCGATAAGACATGCGAAAGGCCTCTCTGATAAACGCGTGACCGAGCGGACGCGGGAAGAGGTAGAACAGGAGACAAAAAGCATAGGAGGCGGCAAGTGGAACGATGAAGAAATGAACCGTTTACTGGATGAACTGAGCGGCGAATAACCCATGGACGGCAGGGAGGCTGCCAATAAACAAGTGTGCATAAAGCGGGTGGCGTCTGCCATTAAAAATTATTGATCATAAAACGTAAAAACAGAAAATGGGAAGTGTAAATATAACATTGGAAAATGGCCAACTGGGCGGCACGGTGCAGACCAATGATGGCATAGTGGGCATGGTGCTGCATGGCATATCTGAGACCGGCGGGTATGCTACGGGTACCCCGATATTGGTGACGAGCATGACCGATGTAGCCAATGCCGGGATAACGGTAACGCATAATCCTTTTGCAATAAAGCAATTGCAGGAGTTTTATAACCAGGCCGGGAGTGGGGCACAGCTTTACCTAATGCTGGTGCCTACGACAACTACTGTGGCAGAAATGGCGGACAATACAAATGCAAGCGGCGCGAAAAAACTGCTGGACTTTGCGGCAGGCAATATAAAGGTGCTGGGGCTGCTGAGCAATGATACTGCGATAACAGCCGGTGGCGGGACAGTAACGGTAACTGATGCGCTCAATGGGGATGTATATACCGCAGCGAGCAACATGGCTGTGATGGCCGAAGCGTACTTTGAGGCTGAGAAACCTTTCAGGGCGATAATAGGTGGCACTTCTTATTCGGGCGTGCCTGCAGACCTGACCAACGAGACGACCGGCACTACCAATAATAGAACGGCTATACTGATAGGGGACACGGTATCCGGGACATCTGCGTGCATTGGTCTGCTACTGGGGGTTGTGTCATCAATACCGGTGCAGCGGAAGATAAGCAGGGTGAGAAGCGGCGCACTGACGAACACCGCGGCATACGTGGGGACAAGTACGGTGGAAGTGGCCGGTGCTGCTTAACCTGGCGGTGATTGCAGAAAGCGGATATATCACGTTTATTACGTACCCGAACGTGAGTGGATATTTTTTCAGCGGAGACCCAATGCTCACCGCGACAACAGATGACTATTGTATGCTGGCGCGCGGCCGGGTGATAGACAAGGCGCAGATACTGGCCTATACCACCTTTGTGCAGGAAGTAGATGATGAGGTGCCGGTAAACGCAGATGGTACACTTGACGCCGGATTTTGCAAGTGGCTCAGCCAGCAAATCGTAAACCAGGTAAATA